ATCAATCCATTGGATGTTATAGCCAATCCTTTGCCACCGCTGAACACAGCAGTTCCAGAGTCATATACTCCACCAGCAAAGTCATCCGCCATCACCGATGCCATCAGCATCGCCGTCAGTGTCATAGTTATTATTGCTTTCATTGGGAAAAGTCTCTAGCACAAACCGAAAGCCGTCAAGGATGAAATTAACATCACGCCAAGTCGGAGCAGTAGGGGTAGCTCGCGTCACTGGCGCGTTGCTACGATGCGGGTACAACGTGCTTACGCCTTACGAGGATTTTGCTGGTTATGATGTGGTCGCGGAGAAGAATAACAAGTTCTTCCGTATCCAAGTTAAGACCGCGCAAACCGTAGAGCCAGGGCGCACCAAGTACCGCTTTACTACCAGCAGTGGCAATGGGTTTAATATCCCAAAGCGCGCCATAAGTGGCGTGGATTATGTAGCGTGCTGGGGTATGAACGATGACCTATTCTGGCTGTTGCCAATTGCCAAGTGCAAAAGCATAACAACTAAACTTTGCCCCTCGACAGGACAGAACTGGCGTGTATTCCAAAACTTGTGAACGAGAAAGAGGCTTGGGCTAAGTTTGAGGAAGGGCTGAAGGATGCAGAATCCTTTGATGAGGCTGTGGCTTGGGTCAAGAAGAACAAGAAGATCGTAGAGAAACTGACCATGATGGCAATGATTAGACGATTTAATGATGATATTAGCAGAGCTAATAAGACTTGGCGTAATTAAATAATACTCGACCTTGGGGTGGGTTGACAGCTAAACCCAACCAATGGGCAAAATCAATAGTCGGGCTAAGGGCGCATCGGGTGAACGAGAATTAGCAAACTACCTACGGGAGCAGGGCTGGCAGAAGGCTCGCCGTAGCCAACAGTTCGCAGGCAATCCAGAGGGCGGTAGCGGTGATGTAGTCTGCGAGAACTTTCCCTTCCATATCGAGGGGAAACGCTGTCAGGCTTTAAAGCCAGAGGAATGGATGGAGCAATCGAAGCGTGATTGTCCGAATGGTAAGATCCCATCTGTATTCTTCCGCCGTAATGGACGCAAAGAATGGCTAGTCATACTGACCGCTGACAGCGTGTGCGAATTAGCTCGACAGATCGCCCCTGCAAATGTGAAGATTGAATATGTGCCCAGCAATCCTATGTCAACCACAGTTGGTGCTGGATTTTGGGTACACAATCAAGACGAACTTACCCCATACATACAACCAAAACTAAACCCAAATAAATAAAGGAGATACTAAAATGGCACTAACCATAAGTGAATCGCAGAAGATGGAACGCAAGTTGCCCGAAGCTGGAGCAACCGTAGGCGTTCTTTACAGCCTAGTCGATCTAGGCCACCAGAAAACCAATTGGGACAACCAGGAGAAGTGGACACCTAAAGTTCGCCTAACCTTTGAGTTGCCCGATCAAACCGATGAGTTCGAGGTCGAGGAGAATGGCAAACGCACCACAGTCCAAAAGCCTATGGTCGTTTCCATCGAGCAGACCCGCAGCCTTGGCGAGAAAGCAAGCCTTCGCAAGCTTCTCGAACAATGGCGCGGCCAGACATTCACCTCCAAGGAACTCCAGGCATTTAGCTTGAAGAACCTCCTTGGAAAGCCAGCTATGCTCACGCTGATCCACAAGACCAGCCAGCAGGGTCGGCAATACTGCGCCATCGCAGGTGCATCCAAACTCCCCAAGGGTATGAAAGCACCAACTACCACCACCAACGATCAGTTGTATTATGAGATTGAACAGGGTGAAGCTGGTCAATTCAATGATATGCCCGATTGGTTGCAGGAGAAGATCCGCGCATCCAAAGAATTTGCTACCGCTGCTGGCAAGTCCACGGCCACTAAGGTCGAGGTGGACGCAGACGGCAACCAAGTGCCATTCTAAATTATATGGCACTTACTATTACAAGTAAGTGGGATAGCTCCTCGGCTAGTTCCAGATTGGTCACTGTTGAAAGCAGCGGCCACTGGTACGATGCCGAGGGGCGATCTGCCCACGTTATTCTAGGGAAGAATGGGAAGGAAAGAAACACAACTGTTGCTGACGCACGCAAGATGGGATTGCTCCCTAGCGTTACCAGCGTGCAGTCAATTTTGGAGAAGCCCCAACTCACAGCATGGAAAATTTCTACCGCCGTAGAGTCTGCGCTTACTCTGCCAAAGGAGGAAAATGAAACACTCGAAGAATACGCAAGAAGGGTCGTTGAAGACAGCAAGGCGCAAACCAAGAAAGCCGCAGAGCATGGAACGGCAGTCCATACCGAAATGGAAAATATCCTTTTGGGACGTAGTTGCTCCACAGATGAAGTCCTTAAACCTTACATCGAAACCTTTAGAAAGTGGGCAAGTGAAAATGTCGAGAAAACGCACTGGTGCGAAAGGGCCTTGGTCGGTCCTGGTTACGCTGGCCGATGTGATGCCTACGTCAGACTAAAGGGAATTGGAGATGCAATCATTGACCTAAAGAATCGCAAGATTAACAAGAAGTACAACGCTGCGCCCTGGTATCCGACCGATGCGCAGCAACTTTGGGCTTATAGAAATGCGAGCGAGAATCCTAAGTGCGCTTGCGTCTCGGTTGTTCTGGCATCCAATGATCCAGAATACATAGAGCATCATCAGTGGGACGAAGACGAGTTATACCAAGCTGGCATTGCATTCTGCGCTATGCAGAAAGTGTGGGCTTGGGTCAAGGGCTACACACCACCTGGGATGAAGTTATGATTGACCCACAAGACGTACTTTGGCTAGAAGGATTGTTGGACGAATTTTATAGGAGTTTAGCGAAATGAATGATTGGAGTTTAATTGCCCAAGCATGGGACTTATTTATAAAAATTACTGACATGGTTCTTCGCCTGTTGAATGCCGCCTTCTTCTTAATGATTGCGTGGTTCACTATAAAGGAATGGAAGAAATGACACCTCCAACAATTCAAGAGATGGGTAACGCCGCGCAGGAGATAGTGTGGCGTGTCATGGGTAAAGGCTCAGATAAGTCTGCTTATGGAGATTGGTTGGAGAAGGATAGGCCGACTCACGATTACCATATTGCCAGAGCCGTTCGTCACCTAGCTACAGCACAGATGCAATTGCACAAGTCATCGCCTTGTCCAGATAATAACGGTGAAACAAGTATTGACCATCTTGAGCGCGCGCTGGTACGATGCCTGTTCACGTTGGCACAAATAAAGAAAGAGGTAACAAGACTATGATTATGGAAGATGTAAGTGTTGATTTTGAGTTTAATGGAGAAAAGTACACTGCCTATGGCAACGCAGAGATTGATACTATCACCGAGGATATTGGTCCAGTTGGTTATAGGGAACATTACTTTTCCGAGGTTGTCAACAATGTGATTATGTCAAAGATTGAAATTTCAACTGCTACTGAAGACATAAAGAATCCAAGCAAGGAATTGCTGGAAAAGGCTGATGATCTTTTGTCCATTCAAGCAATAGAAGATTTTGACGCTGGCAAATGAAACAAGCATTAGTAACTCAATCGTTCGGGGAGGATTGGCAGAAGATTATTGATCTGACTAGGCCGAGGATGGAGGCGTACTGCAAACGCCACAGCACTGACTTCATTCTGATCGACAAGCCTCTTACCCATCCAGCCCAATACTCCAAGTCTGCCATTGGAAACATCATGGCAACGAAGGGCTACGACCAGGTGACATTCGTTGACGCTGATGTTTTGATTACAGCCGATTGCCCCAAGCTTTCCGATGACGCTGGCGTGTTCTGTGCCTTTGACGAAGGAGCTTACCTGGATCGCAAGCCAGATATGGTCAAGCTGGCTGGAGCTTTCGGCGGAGTGATCGAGCCTAAATTTTACGTCAACACTGGCGTGTTCGTAGTTCATACCAAGGCCGTTGGTATCTTATCAATGCCACCCATTGGCCTGCATCCTAACCACTTTGCCGAGCAGACCTGGCTCAACGTCATGGCGCACCTATGGAACATTCCGCTGACCGAGCTTGACCCTTCCTTCAATTGCATGACCAGCGTTGAGTCGCACTTTGGATTGGACCGCTACAAGGATGCGATGATTATTCATTATGCTGGGCAGTCGAACGATCTAACTAGATTATCTAGCCAGATCAAAGAAGATGACGCAAAGCTGGTGGAGCTTGGTAGGTGAGATCCACGCAGTTATGTCGTGGTGATTACGATGACAGAGTTCAGCAGTTGGCTGGAGAGGTTGCGCTGCAGGCTATCCGCGATCTGCGGATGTTACGCAAGCGAGGGATGGTTAAAGGATTGAAGATTGTTAAAGATCACACTGGCGTGCCACTCAACGATGCGCTTGAGTATAAGAACTCGCACGAAGTACAGAAGCTGCTGCGTGACTTTAAGACTGGCGTTGTCTCCTGG